CTAGCTTCTAACCCATCCTCGGCTGATCGGCATGGCAAAACTAATATGATAGAGGCGTGCCATACCGCTTGCGATAGCGTCACCGAACAAATTCCATACTAGCTGTGCGAATAGGCAACCGACAATCCCTAATAAGAAGGCTCCCACCATATCTAATGGCCAGTGAACACCCAGATAAATACGTGACCATGCAATGGCAGTGGCGACAATCATCATGCTGACGGCAGACCAACGTTTGTGCCAAAAAACAAACGCTAAGGCAAAGGTGAAAATAGCAGTGCCGTGATCACTCGGGAAAGAACTGTCTGGCGCATGAGGCATAAAGTTATAGCCAAAACCGACGACAAAAGGACGATCGTGCGGGATAAGTATTCCGATACACGTCGCTGAAAGCATAGAGAAAGCAAGGGCCATCGCAGCCTTGGTTACTACAGTTCGCTGCAAATTGATGCTATCTTGCGGCCCCCATAACCACAGCCCCACGAGTAACACAGGGATGATCATGATCAGGTCACGTGCGATGAACGTCGCAAAAGAAATCATCCATGGCGATGATGCTGGCGTCGCATTTATCATGGAAAAGAAAAAATAGTTCATTTGTTCCATTATTCGGTACCTTTATCGCGGCGGCAAAAACCGCTAATCATCCAGAACAGAGTCAACTGACTCAGCCATACCCACCAACCCGCCCACAGGTTATGAGTAAGAAAATGTGCCCCGCGCATAATTTGACCAAACCCCATCAACATGCCAAGACCAATACCGAGTAACCAACACAGCATTGCCAGCCGTGGTTGCTCGGGGTAGAACAGGAAAAATAGCGCCATTACGGCAAAACCGCTGGACGCATGACCACCAGGGAAACAATGACCTGGGCCTGCACCGACCGGCGTTGTGCCCATCAGCACATAGCTGATAGCTTTACCGCCATACTCCACCAGATCCCAAGGGCAGGAGTGCGCGCTGAAGGCCTTTAGAACACCAACTACCAATGGACCGATACCAAACAACAACATGGTTGTTATCAAACGCCCGTTACGGCGATAAATGCCCCATAGCAATGCCACCACGGCAGTACTGATAATGGCTATTTTCAACAACCGGTGATTGAGTAAGTCCAGCCAGTAGTTGTTTTCCCATGGAAAGTTTTGCCCGACGGGATCAAACCAGTAATTACTGATAAACCAATCAAGTTGTTCGTTGCTCGATAACCACAGAAATAGTGATCCACTGAGTACCAACCCCAAAACCTGCCAAAAATAGAAGGATAACGGCAACGAGTAAAGGGAGTTTGTCTTAATTATCCATGCTGTTGAGGCATTATTTAATGTCACTGGAGTGACATCGGCTTGGGAGGTGGGTTTGCTGGTCTTCACGACGTAACCTGAAGCTGAAATGGGGAATGTTAATACTGTAATATTACTGTCTTAAGAAAGCCTTAAGGGGCAGATAGCGCCATATGGATGGGATCAGAAATAAGCAGAACTCAAATTTCAGGCAAGAAAAAACCCGATAGTCTCATTACTCTATATAAAACAACAATATACAATGAATACAATGAGTTGATTAGTTATTGAGAGGTAGTAAATACTAGGGAAGGGTAACCTCCGCCGCCACTTTGCCGCCAGTGCTCATGGTGGTTAGCGGGTTGAACTGTACAGCGGTTTCTAGGTGCTCTGGCGCGAAGTGAGCATAACGCATTGTCATCTGAATATCACTGTGGCCAAGGATGCGCTGCAATACCAGAATGTTGCCCCCGGACATCATAAAGTGAGCGGCAAAGGTATGGCGCAAAACGTGCGTGAGTTGGCCAGTAGGTAATTTAATGTCTGTGGTGTTGATTGCTGCCATAAAGCGGAAATAACATTCACTGAACAGACGGTCTCCCTCTAACGCGACTAACTCGTCATGAAGTTCTTTGCTGATTGGCACACTGCGGTTCTTTTTACCTTTTGTTCTGACAAAGGTAATTTTGTGCGGGCTGACCTGCGAGCGGGTGAGTTTCTCCGCTTCATTCCATCGCGCCCCGGTACTGAGACAAACTTTTACCACCATCGGCAAATCTGCCCGGCCAGAACTACATGCGGCCAATAGCGTTTTAATCTGCTCATGAGTGAGCCATGCCATTTCTTTTTCTGCCACGGCGTACTTGCGCAGATTATCTAATGGGTTCGGTAAGTTCCATTCACCTAATCTGGCCAACTCGCTAAACATACCGCTCAAAAAACTTTGTTCCAGATTCACGGTTACCGGTTTTGCGCCTTTCTTCCATTTTTCTGAGAAATAAATCTCGCCAGATAAACGCTTAGAGCGATAGTGAGCAAAATCTTTGCCACTCAAACTATGAGCAGGGGGATTACCCAGTGCTGCAACTATCAATTCTAGTTTTTTATAAATTTTTTCACCGGCTTCCAGAGAACGACCATGCAGGTTGTACCAAAGTTCGGCAATCTCGCTTAACGTGCGGCGGTCTGGTGCATCTCCCAACCAAGGCTTATTGTTCACCTGATCCATGGTGTAACGTTCAAATGCTAAGGCTTCACCTTTCGTCGCAAACATTTTTCTCACCCGGCGACCTGTACGGCCAGCCGGGTAGCACTCACATAACCATTGGCCTGTTGGTTGCTTGCGTACTGACATTGAGAACCCCCTTGGAAAATAAGGGAGTATTTAACTGTATGAATAGACAGTGGTCAATGTTTGTTTACTATAAATACATACATAACTCTGTATTATGTTACTTTAATTGCATAACCTCTATAGCTTGAGCCATTATGCTAATTACGCTTTGTTGGCGTCCATACAACGCTCCACCGTAGAAATAACCTGCTAGCATTTCATCCCACGCTTTCTTTTGTTCAGGGCTTGGTGGAGGGAATATTTCTGAAGAGCTTATATATTCCTGAATTATCCCGTAAAATGCTAAAGATATATGACTAGGGTATTTGAAGTCACGAATAATGTAATCTAATTTATTAATGGATAGTGCCTTAGAAACCACATCAGGATCTACTATTTCTCTAGCCAAGTCTTGAGCCACATTTTTATAAAAACAATAGAGATAAATCGCTAATATCTTATATATTGAGTAACCGAATATATTTCTTTCTGCGATTGGTTTGTCGGATAATGTTTGGTAAAGTTCTACGTATCTAGAAAATGTTTCTACTTCTCTAAGGGATAACTTACTATTTTCAATCAATTCAATTATAAACTTTGAGACATCATTATCTAGTTTATCTAATATTTTTGAGCTGCTCTTACAGTGTTTCCAATGTTGTGAGGATGTATATTCGTTTGTATATCCATCTGATTTGTAATAGTCAGAGAGAATGAATGAAAATCTTATAAATTTATCTAGATAACGTTTTGCATCAACTGATTTCCCATATATATGGTTTATTGAAGCCTGTAACTGTTGAGTATTTGTAACCAAAACGAAATCAACGTTGTCAACATCAAATACGTGTTTTATATTCTCTAATATTGATATCGCAAAATTGGGTTTACATCTGTCTAATTCATCAATAAAAATTACGATTGGTGTGTCTTTTGATATCTCTTTTAAAGCTAATCTAAGTGCAGCTATGTTTTTTTCAGCATTTATGTGATCTTCAAGTAGAGCTTCAACTGTACTATCTATTGCAGCATTACTTGTTTCTTTCATTGCATCTTGGAATTCTTCAGCTAATTTGTCTGAATCCTGTTTAAGTACCCAAGCAGCACCGGCTTTCAAAGTCGTTTTCAGACCGAATCTCAAGGCAGGCAATGCCTTTTGAACAAATGCAGAGCGATCTTTTTTGGGTAAAAGAGTTACTATTGCCGCAAGAACCGTTAATATTGGTGAGTCTGTATGGTCTTCATTAAATGCGTCTACATAAACAGTCTTATATTCAGGGTTTCTTTCATTTAGTAAATTAATTAGTTTGTAGCAAAACTCTGTTTTGCCGGTTCCCCAACTTCCATCTATAATCATAGGGGAAGTATCTATATCTGAAGTGATGAGTTTTATTATTTTTTCTGCAATACTTTTTCTTTTATATTCATCTCTGTTGCTAAATGTTATTTTATTGTCTAAATTTATCATCAGGTTCTACTCCTGTAGTGATTTTTATTCAGGTATTTCACCTGATTCAATGAAATTAATAAATTCATTTTCATCTAAAATTATGGCCCCGGCTTTACGGGCTAAAGATAGTTTTGTTGGCCCTGCATTATAGCCGTAACATAATAACTTTAAGCCTTTGGATGCGGTTTTTCTGACTAACATATTATTATTTGATGCAAGTGCTTCTAATTCAGATTTTCTATCTTTTTTAAAACCAGTAAAACAAACATCAAAAATCTCTTTCTTTTGATCTTTGAAATAAAAATCGCCGTCAGTAATGCCTTTATCAATTGCTGCTAATCCCTCTTCTATGGAATTAACAAATTTATATATTCTATCTTTCCTGAATGTTTTCAGTTTGCCTTCCTCATCTTCAAGTAAGCTGATTCCTTGTAGATAAGTATCATTCTCGGAAATGTCGTTTATAGATTGTACACGTACAATTTTTTTAGTGTTAACATAAACAAAAGTAACTACACCTGTCATAATAACTCCTTTTATTTAATACATGACATTTCAATTTTTTGGTTTATTTTTATATCTTCTAAATTGCAATCAAAAGCAAACTTTCCGCCCTCAACCCGCACTTTCCCGCCCGGAATACGGATAATATCCCTGACGCTAATTTTACCCTCAATATCCACAACCCACTTGCCGTCCTGCACTTCATCAAATTGGCGATCAGCAATATAGGTGATATCACCATCAAGGATAACAACCGGGTCTTTCAATCCATCAGGCAAGAACGCCTTATCGAACATATAGAAATTAGAATCGTAGAGTTTTCCATCTAATAATTTTTTGCGCGGAATTTGTACAATGTCGTTCAGTTTGGCGTTTTCAAACATCACACCTTCACCGGTTGTTAACCATGATAGGGAAACACCGGTTTCAAGTGCGCCTTGAATAATCCATTCCGCAGGAAAGATATCCCGCATATATCGGGTAGCGAGGGTACTTTTTGAAACCCCTAAATGATCACATAAAGCCTGCCGTGTAGTGAAGCCATAGGCCTCAATCAGACGGTCAATTGCTTTACGCCCTCCGCTTTTGAAATCCATAAAGTACGCCTCAACGAACAAAACCTATTGACAGATTCCTAAAGCGAACTTAAAGTGCATTCGTGAGTTCGTTTTGGGAATCACAACTGTTAAAAACTACTTACTACGGCTCACCACAAGCCAATCGGAGATGTTGCACTATGAGACCTAACATTTCAATCACTCTTCTGACCCCCCATGTCACAGTAGAGAAATATAGTGAATTAACGGGCTTAGATTCAGACACCATCAGAGCAATGCTTGCTGATGGCCGTTTAGTTCGCCACCGCCTGCGTAAAGATATGAAGCGAGAAAAAGTCATGATCAACATGGCCGCACTTACCGTAGATGCTCTCTCGAATTGTGATATTGCAATCGCCTAGTTCGATATTGCGTTATTGGGAGGGTATCGACCATGTTTGATTTCCAGCTTTCTAAACACCCGCGTTTTGATATGTCATGCCGTGCTTTCGCCCGGAATAACAATTTAACGGCGGTTGCCGATCAAATCGGTATGAAGCCGCAAATGCTGCGTAACAAACTTAACCCTGACCAGCCGCACCAGTTGAGCTGTATCGAACTATTGACGCTCACTGACATTACCGAAGACCCAACGCTGTTAGATGGCTTGCTGTCTCAACTGCAATGCTTGCCGGCAGTACCGGTTAATGAAGCCAATCCCGCTAATTTGCCTATTCATACCCTGAGCGCTACGGCGGCAATCGGTGCTATTGCCGGTGAAACCGTAACAGCCGGGCCTATGACGCAATCCCGTAGAAACGCCATTCTTGACCGTGCGAATCAGGCCATTCGTGACCTGTCGCTGATTGTTGTATCGGTTGAAGCGCGTTTCCAATCCACGCCAGCTCTGGCCGCAGCGGTTGATTTTATCAGCGCCAGCGGGCTGGTTCCGGGCCTGAACTGAGGAACTTATGTATGAAAGTATTCGCTAACTACCTGAAACAACAATCACCCAGCCAACAATTAAACCATTTTGGCCACGGCTGGATTGAATTACCAAACGGCCAGCGCTGGCAACCTTGTACCAGCCGAGTGACGTTTCTAGGGGAATCACGTAAGCCCATTTTTAAAACAAAACGTCGCCGGTGGTGGTTCCGTTTGATGGGCTTAAGGGGGTAGCCATGTCGACTAATAACAGTAAATGGTTGGCCATTGTCCGTAACAAAGTGACCGGTAGTCACAGCCGGGCAAGGGTGATATGGGAAAAACTCCCGGCACAGCACCGGGGGATTTTACTCCACTCCGCAGGGATGAAATCAGAGCACTGTTGGTACATGTGGGATGATTTTTCCCGTGAAGAATTACACCAGTTGCAGCGAGGGATTCAGCGATTACGGGCATTGGTAGATACATTCGGGCAAGTGGGTACGTTGGATTTTGTGAAAGAGGATAAGCGCAATCGGAAGCCGCCGCATCAACCGGCACCAGTAAAAACGTACGGCCCGGAAATGATTGCAGCCCAATCGATGGCCAATATGCATTACACCGATAATTAAGGGAACACGATGAAAGTAATATCAGTAGATAGAAACGGCCTGTTAGACGATTTTAGCCATTGGGGCGTGGCCCATAATTACGCGCAATTCTTCTTGGGTAAATGTCGGTTAGCGGGTAACAGCGTCGAACTACAGCCAATTATGTTTAATGACACCATTCATCTGACTAATCCACACCAATGGTTTTCTGCTCATGCCGCATTTTGGTGCCGGGCATACCGTGAGGCTGAATCAAATAGTGATCAGGTTGAAGCGCTGGCCTCTATTCGCGCCATTTACCATATGTCCGGTTGGCTGGGATTAGGTTCTTTAACCTGCATGATTAATAACTGGTGGAGTAGAACCATTGAGATCCACGGTTTAACACAAATCAACCACTCTTGTGCGTCAGCCAGCACGACTAAACAACTACATTAATTAACCCAAAAACATAAATACCAACGGCCTCCCATCGGTGGCCGGGGATTTTTATTACCTAAATTCGGAGCAAACACCATGCATATGTACAAAACCGTAGGACAGGAAATGAGTAACCGAGCGGCGGCTGAGTCCCGCGAATATGCTTTGCTGACAGCCAGAAAAGAGGCCCGAATTGACACCCTTGTTAAATTATCTGGCCATTTTGACCGGTTGGCCACTGACATTGCTAATCAGGGAATGTCTTCAACTGAGATTGTCGAGTTACTGCGGCAGGTTGCGGAAAACATGAGCCGTGGGCGGGTCTGGAGCGAATGACCGCCACCATTCAGCGCCCAGTAAATGACTTTATGGACGGGGATATTTTATCCCTGTCTTTACCCTTTAATGGCGAGTTCAGCCGGGAGCCGGAGGGAGCGCGCCGCCCGCAAGATATCAGCATCACTGAAGATGAACTCTTTGTTCAGAACCCAACCGATCACCAATGGCGTAGCCAGTATTTAGGGGGAATGCCCCAATTTCTGGCCCGCTATTTTGGTGATCGCTATTCCAACCTATTCCAATCAAAAGGCCGTCGCCATGCCAATACATTCTTACGCACTACGGTGGGCGAGAATGTATTGCCACGTCTACAGATGGTTAACCGCCAGTATCAGCCGGTAATCAAAGAGCCCGGCTTTTTGCCGTGGCCCTTTGCCGATGATTTAGAACGCCTGCCATCGTTTGGCCGGGATGAGTTACGCAACCTGTCCCACCGGGTGGCTGATTTTATGTCTGAAAGTTTTACCGACTATATCGAACGCAATTTCACCGGGCAGAGCAGTGACCCACAAGAACTCTGGCAGCGCACCCAACGCGCTTATATCTGCCTTGTAAAACTCAGCAAGCAAGTGGGAACTGAACCGCCGTACTGGCGGGAATTCAATTCCAGCCGCAAGACAATCAACCCGCGAAAAATTGAATCTGGCCTACTGCGCATGATGGCACCGGATTGGTGGCGTGTGCGTTTAAAACGCCTGCGCGATGTGCGCCGTGAACATATGGCCATTGCGGTGGGGCAAGTACAGAAATCAGCGTCAGCCTATGTCAGCCGGTCAACCATGGCCGAATGGGTAGAGCAAAAACGGCGTAACCGGGAGTTTTTCAAAGCGTTTGAGCTGGAAAATCAGGACGGTGAACGGGTTTCGTTAGAAGACATGGTGAATGGCAGCAACGCCAATCCCGCAATACGGAGATGTGAACTGATGGTCAGAATGCGAGGTTTTGAAGATTTAGCCAATGAAATGGGCTGTGTGGGGGAGTTTTACACTATCACCGCGCCGTCTAAATATCATGCGGTCTATCACGGTGGCGGCTTTGTCACCAACTGGAATGGGGCCAGCCCACGTCAGACACAAAAATACTTATGCAGCGTATGGGCCAAATCTCGCGCCGCTATTGCCCGTGCCGGGATTAACGTCTTTGGTTTCCGGGTGGTAGAGCCGCATCACGATGGCACCCCACACTGGCATGTGTTGCTGTTTATGCTGCCGCAAGACGTTGATCAGGTGCGTGACATTCTCTGCTATTACGCCCGGCTGGAAGATTCAGAAACGTTACAAAGCCCCGAAGCACTGAAAGCCCGTTTCCATGCTGAACCCATTGATCCAGCTAAGGGCAGTGCAACCGGCTATATCGCGAAGTATATCTCAAAGAATATCGACGGTTACGCGCTCGACGAAGAAGCAGACGGTGAGACGGGCGGTAATGCGCGAGAGATGGCCAAAGCCGTTACCGCATGGGCCAGCCGTTGGCGTATCCGGCAGTTTCAGCAAATCGGTGGTGCGCCGGTCACTGTCTGGCGCGAGTTACGCCGCTTGCCCGGAGACGGACAAATACTACCGGATCAGGATATGGATAATGTGCGCTTTGCGGCGGATGTGGGCAACTGGTACGCCTACACCGAGTTTCAGGGCGGGCCGATGGTGAGCCGGGATTGTTTGACCGTGCGCCTGTCATATGAAATCACCGAAATGGGCAACATCTACGCCGAAGACGTTAAACGGGTTTTAGGTATCTATTCGCCGTTACTGGGGGAGGACTCCGCTGTCTGCACCCGTCTGGTTAAGTGGCAGATTGTGCCGAAGTTGGCCGAAAGCGCAGCGCAGGCCGAGGTTTTGGGTTTTTCTGGCGGCAACGCCGCCGCTAGGAGTTCTGTCAATAACTGTACGCCGGAGTCCCGGCAACGATTAACGGAAGAATTACGCCTTAGAGGTTTTGCCGGTGATGCAGAGGAAATTGCGATACTGGAACGGGGCAGCAGCCTAAAAATTTACGGTGACCGTTCAGTAAGGTTAAATAATGGTCGGTTAGAAGAGGTGTCCCTACGGCCAGAACACCAGCGTTGGCCGGGTTGGAATTGATTACGCTCATGAAATTCCGAGGAAACAGGCAGTTAGCTGTTTCCTATTTTCTCAATTTTATTATACTGTATATAAACACAGTATAAACATAATGAGTGGAGGGAGTCGTGACGGATTTATTTTTTGAATCTTTAGCGTTGCAGCGCATTGATTTGGTTGCAAGGTTGGTCACGAATAACCAGTGCAATGAAGAGGACAGGGATTTGGCATTAGTTTGGATTGCCGAAATGACTACCGCATTAACCATTGAACTGGATAAACAGCAACAAAAAGGCCTCCATATCGGAGGCCAGTAGTTAGGCGGCTGATGCACTACCTTGCAACAGGTTAAGCATCATTTGCCGCTGCTGCGGATTCATTGAATCTACAACGGTTTTAATCAGTTTATCCCCGGTTTTAGCGCTGGGGCTGATGGTGTGTGAGAAGGTTACATTCATTACAAAAGTGTGACCGCATTCCACATCATTACAGGCGCAATATAAATCTGATATCTGCCGATGTTTACGGTTGGTTTTTCGGATAATGGCCGCGCCACCGCATTCAGGGCATAAGACTTTCATCACTCGCATGTTTCTGGCTCCAAAAGTGGCGAACTTCTGGAATTTTAACGTGTTTCTGCTCATAACGCACCCGATTGTGTCTCTTCAATGTCGAATTTAACGTGTAAATATGCCGGGATCTGCGGGTCGCTGTTGATAGCGTCCATAATCATGCGTTGCAGCGGAATAACCTCATCTTTTCGGTAGGTTGTCCGCGCCTTTTCCGGGTCACCCAATCCCGCGCTATTGCTGGGAATAATGCCCGCCAGCCCTGCCGGGTATCGGTGAGCGGTCAAAATATCCTGCGCACTGATATTTTTGATATTGGCAAATTCATCTTTGGCGCTGATATCGCCAATCGGGATAAATTTAATCCCTTCAGGGTCGCCTTTCGGGATGTTCACAAACAAGGTGCTGAAATTGCCGATCCCCTTGCTCTGTTCCAGACTTTTAATAATCTCGTCTTCCACTTCGGTACTGAGATTCGGGTCATTGGTGTAGATAATCCCGCCCGTATGCGCCCCGTTGTGATAGTAGCGGCGGCGAAAAATGGTGGCCTCGGAGTTGAGCAAGGCGGCATGAATCCCGCCGATGTAATCCGGCAGGCCATAAACCTGCTGCTGCGGGTCATACTGTTTAAGGTAAATAACCTCCTCCTGGTTAAAAACCAGCGGTTCCCCTTTCTGCAAAATCACGATGCTGTCGTCTTTACGCACCCGCAAATAAAGCGAGGGCAGCGGGGCCAGTGCTACCACTTCCCCCCAACCGTTACGCACTTTGGCAATGGCCACATCACCAAAGGTCAGATAATCGAAAACCCCGGCTTTCAATTCCTCATGGCTCAGACCGCCGGCCACATAATCAGCCGCCACCATATTGCGCCGGGCATAGAGAACGCCGCCATGCTGGCCATTAAGATTAACCAGTTGGGCAAGGGCTAGCCGGTCAATGGGTTGGCTGTAGTGGTCAAAATCATTGTCATACCAGATTTCCTGATAATCAGTGCCGGTGGTTAAAACCGGTTCGGGCTTACCCAAACTGATAATGCTCATTTTGCTGGCGGTATGGGTCACTGGGGCGCGGCGATCCTGTTTTTTCTTCTTCATGCGGCTTTGCTCGTCTTCCATGTGGATTTACGTTTATGCTCAAAGTTGAGCGGTTCGTTATCTATTGCGTGGGATATAGCCCAAAACACATCGGCGTGGCCGGTTTCTTTGGTACGGTCTGCAACAAAGGTCATGCCGCCGCCTTTGGCGGTACTGGTGCGACGAATGGCCAGAAATGACGCGGGGATCTCTTTGGCTTCGGCGTCCCATTCAAGGCGCTGGCTTTCGATCACATCCACCATTTTCATGACCAGCCGGTTCTTGCTTTCCAGCCCGTAGTGAATAGCCACCGCTTGGCGCATGGCAAAGTTCTGTACCAGCTCAAATACGCCGTTGCCGATCCCGGTGATATCTACGCCGATGTAGGTCATGTTGTAGCGCTGAAACAGTTCTTTTATCTGGTTGGCCTGATAGTTAAAGTTCAGCCCCTGCCAGTAGAACGTGGCCAGCACCCGGAAGCGCTCCCCCTCAAACTGCGGCGGGGCAATAATGACAAAGGTTGATGTATCACCGCTGCGGGCTGGGTCAAAACCGCCCCACACCTCGCGGTTACCGAATGGCCGTGGCGCACTGAAATCATGGTCTTGCCACATCTCAATATCGACGCCACATTTTTCCAACATATGGAACTTGAATACGCTGTCGCCGCTGTCCACAAACACACACATATAGAGCATGTTAAAAGTGTCGCGGTTGTACTTATTGCGCAGGCGCTCGATATTGGCCAGATTGAAACCGCCGTCTATCGCGTCCTCTAACGTAATGACATAGCGCCACTGGCCATCCGGGCAGAGCCGCCCACCGTCGCGGTATTCGTCGAATTCCGGGAAGGTGATTTTGCTGCGCTGTTTGTCGCCTTGCTTCCACTCTTCACCCGTCCAGAACGGATAACCCTGATGGGTCTTGGCGCTGGGTGTGGAGAAATAGGTGGTGCGCCATTTATCATGGGTGGCCATGGCGCTGGCCACTTCATTTAATTTGGCAAAATTCGGTACCCACAAATATTCATCGCAATACAGGTGGCCGCTGTAGGATTGGGCGGTGTTCTTGTTGGTAGACAGGAAACGCAATTCCGCGCCGTTACTGAGGCGTATCGGGTTACCGGTCAGTGTCACCCCAAAAAACTGCTGCGCGATATTGACGATATACGAGCGGAATACTTCGGCCTGCGCACGGGAAGCAGACAGGAATATTTGTGGGTCGCCGCTGATAATCGCGTCTTCCAGTGCTTCAAAGGCGAAATACCACGTTGCCCCAATCTGGCGGCTTTTCAGGATATTGCGGATAGCGTGGTGTTTATTGGCCCGCAGGTATTGCTGATAGAAAAACAGCGTTTCCCCGGCAAACAGTTCCAGCTCTTCCTGTTGAATGCCTGAAATATCATTTTTGCGGTATTTGCGTTTACCGCCGCCATTCTCATCACGCGCGGCAGCTTCTTCACCGCTGGCATAACTGCCTTGTGTCTGCGCTTTAATCGCCGCTAGTTTTTCAGCGTGTTTACTTTTCTGCGCCATTAATTTGCAGTGCTGGGCAATTAAGCTGTCTACCTCTTTTAATTCCAGCTCGTTTTTATTATCGCGATTGGCCAGTACCAATATGCGGCGATTGATTGCCTCCTCAATACTTTCATGACTGAGCATATCAGCCCAATGCCATTTTTGTGCCCAATAGTAAATGATCCGCGCATTCGGCAGATTTAATTCGTTGGCGATTTCTTTCGGTGTCCACCGTTGTAAATAAAGTGAACGCGCCACACCGATAATAGTTTGTGAGTGTTTAGCCATGAATGTAATTATGCGGGGTTTATTTCGGATAAACGTTATTAATAAATCGGTTGTATTCGGCTAACGGGTTATATCCGAATTGAACCGAAATAGGGTGGGTGCGTCGATTAAAATAATCCGCAATACTGCAATCACTGAATTAAAACCACTAATAACGAGATTGCATTTTATGTCCGGCTCTCAACTCATGACTAACTGGATACGTATTGCGTCTGAGGGTGAAACCGTAGACGGACGCCATATGGAGCGCCAGTGGCTAATTGATTGCGCCGAAACTTATGACTATGAATTCTATGCCGCCTTGATTTGGCCTGAGCATGAAGACTGGGGTTATAACTTGGGCGAAGTCTTAGAGCTAAAGGCGGAGGAAGTGGACGGGATCATGCGGCTGTTCGCTCGCTTGTGTCCCTCCACCCATCTGTTACAGGCCAATCGGGATGGCCAATTGTTATTTTGTTCGGTTGAACTGACCCCTAGCCGTAATTTCAGGGGAACGGGTAAGTGCTATCTGGAGGGCTTGGGCGTCACCAATACCCCGGCGAGTGTCGGCACGCAGCGCTTACGTTTTAGCAGCAAGCGTAAACATTCATTATTCGGTGCGCTGGAACCGCTGGTAATTAGCGAATTTAAGAATTTGGGTAAGGAAAAAACAATGGCAGCAAGTAAAACAGTAAATAAAAAGAAAAGTCCGTGGCAGAGTATGTTTGGTATTAAGAACTATGCCGAAGAAACGCCGGAAGAAATTCCAGATGCGGACAGTAAAGTGCAGGTATTAGCCGAAGCATTGGCAAGTTTGGAAGCTCGCGTTATTGCACTGGAAACAAAAACCGAAGAAACCGATACCGCTGTAGAAGAAGTGGTGGCCGATGTTGAAACGGTAAAAGAAGTGGTGGATACCGAAGAATTTGCCACCCTGCGCGATAACTTGCCGGGCATTATTAAGAACTTTGGCAAGCTGGATAATAAAGTCACTAAATTGCCGAATAAGTTTTCTAAAGGTGAGGGGAAAAAGCCGTTTAAATTCCTGTAAGGCTTAGTCGCCAAGTTTATTGACGATTAATTAATAATTTCATCTTTTATATAACAGAGAAACTTTATGAATTTAAATCCACGGGCGCGAGCGCTATTAGACCTGTATAGCGCCGGTCTGGCATCAGAATACGGTGTCAGTGATGTAGGGCGTTATTTCTCGCTGACTGACCCGAAAGAAACTGCACTGCGGGCCGCATTGCTGGAGTCGGTCGAATTCCTGTCCATGATCACCTGCGCCGATGTTGACCAGTTATCTGGCCAAGTGGTTTCAGTGGGTAATTCCGGCATCTTTACCGGGCGTAAAGAGGGTGGGCGTTTCATCCGTAAAACCGGTGTTGATGGTAACAAATATGAACTGGTTGAAACCGATTCCGGCGCAGCCTTGCCGTGGGATCTGCTGTCTATTTGGGCGAATGCGGGCGGTGAAAACGAATTTTTCCAGTTAATGCAGACCTTTACCAACAACTCGTTTGCGCTGGATATGCTGCGTATCGGTTTTAACGGCACGTCTGTGGCCAAAACCACTAACCCCGAAGCTAATCCCAGCGGCGAAGATGTCAATATCGGCTGGCAACAGCGCATGAAAGAGTACAAAGACGGGATCCAGGTCATTGATGATGCAATCACGCTGGGCGAGGGCGGCGATTTTATCTCTCTGGACGCGATGGCTGCTGATTTGATTAACAGCAAAATCCCGGCACAGCACCGCAGTGATCCACGTTTGGTGGTACTGGTGGGGGCCGATTTGGTGGCGGCAGAGCAATACCGTTTGTATAACAAAGCCGATCGCCCGACTGAGAAAATCGCCGCACAGATGCTGTCCAGCACCATTGCAGGCCGTCCGGGCGTGATCCCACCGTTTATGCCGGGTAAACGTATGGTGGTGACGCCACTGTCCAACCTGCATATCTATACCCAACGCAATACCCGCCAGCGTAAAGCGGAGTTTGTTGATGACCGTAAGCAGTACGAAAACAAGTACCTGCGTAACGAGGGCTATGCCGTCGAAGAGCCAGAGCTGTACGCCTCTTATGACGAATCAGCGGTAACCATCGGCAAGGTGCCGGAACTGGCAGACCCGAAAGCCGGGGAATAAGGGGTAATCATGGCGTTATCACCTGCACAGCGGCACACGGCCAGAATTCAGGCTGAACGTAAGCTGGATAATCATGAGGCACTGGCCGGTGTGGCCAGTATGCACCTGCAAAAGATGGCTATCGAGAAAGATGCCCAACGGTTGCACGGGCTGACTCTGGCTGAAAAAGTGCAGTTGAAACGCCGGGAACTGCTGCCCCGCTGGTTACCCAGTGTTGAAGCGTATTTGGCGGCAGGTGAGGTCTACAGCAATCCGGTATTCACTTACTGCATTGCATGGCTGTTTGATGTCGGGGACTTTGATCCGGCGCTGGACTGGGCAGACATTGCGATAGAACAGCGGCAGATAACGCCTTTTGGCAAGCGGCGCAGCATTGCCCATTTTGTGGCTGATAGCATGTTGGCGTGGTCTGAGGCCAGCACGGAACAGGGCCAGAGTATTGAGCCGTATTTCTCGCGGGTATTTGAGAAGGTGCGTGATAACTGGCGTATCCCGGAGCAGGCCAGTGCCAAGTGGTTCAAGTTTGCCGGGTTGATGCTGCTGCGTAATGACAAAGGGGAGCCGTTGCCCAGTGCCATAGAGGATGTGGCCACGTTGCAACAGGCTGATGCGCTACTGGCGCAGGCTAATACCTTCCATCCGGGGTGTGGCGTTAAAACCCATCGGCAACGGATTGCCGCCCGATTACGGATGCTAGACAAAGAATAATAACGACTACCGAGAGCCAAAGCGGGCGCGGTGGAGGCTGCAACATTTGTTCGCAGGCCGTGGAAACCGGTCTGCCCGCTTTTTTCGGGGGCTGTATGTTTAACGGAAAAGAAATTGATTATCAGGATGTTGAGCTAACCAATGACGGGTTTTGGCCAGATCTCAATCTGAGCGAGTTCCAGCGTAACCGCAGTATTCCGGCTGATATTGATGCCGATACGCAAGCGGATGCCTTGCTGGCCAGTGTGGCCGAAGTGAATTTAGACCTGCGTCAGTTAGCTGCGGGGTACGTAGCCAAGGGGTACCAACAGGCCACAGCGGTACCGGGCGTGGCGATGAACGGGCAAACGGCACTGATTAGCCAGTATAAAAAGGCCGTCTTTGCCCGCGCTAAAGCCGATTTACTGGGGGAGTATTCGACGCAGTTTAGCCGGGTACCCAATGTCGGGCAGGAAAACCCCGAAACCCGCAGCCGCCTGCTGGCAGAGGCCAGTACGGTACTGCGCAATATGAAAGGTGTGGGCCGCTGCACTGTGAGGCAGATATGAGCAAATTACAGTCATTAACCGCCTTTGTGCAGGGCAATTTACCGCAGCGGCTGCGCAAGCTGGAATTTAACAGTGATATGGACGAACTGCGCTTTGTTCCGGCGCAACGGGATTTAGGGCTGGATCAGTATCAACTGGCGTTAATGCAGTTTGATGCGGTGCTGAGTTGGGGCCGCTTTCCGTATCGCGACTATGACCCGCGCAACCTGTGCGCTTTGTTGCTGGTCTGGATGATTGAGAATGCACCAGACCACGGGCCGGAGCCAGAGTTGCCGAGTATTGATATCGATGTGATCGACGATAAAACCGCCATGGTGGTGGTGTCGATGGGACTCACGGAATCACTGAGCATTAAGAAAGACGAGGCCGGGGATATTCCCTTTCAGGGCGCTAAATGGCGGCTAACTGATCCGGAGTTATGGCTGGCCACGGAGGGCGCGATATTTGGCGCTGATACCAGCGGCGCGCCACTGGGTGAAAGCTGATGATCATCAACGGTGAACTGAGTAAAAAGCAGTTAACCGAGTTGCAACAGGCACTTAAACGGCTGGAGTTACCGCCCCAAAAACGCCAGCGGCTGTTATGGCGGCTGGCCAAGTACGGGGTGATTGTCGCCGCCAAGCGCAATGTGCGTAACCAGCAATCACCGGACGGCACTCCGTGGCAGGGACGGCAGACCAACCAGCGCGGCAAGATGCTGCGCAACATGCCGAAATTGCTGCATATCCGTGAAATGCCGGAGATAAGCGCGGTCAGGCTGTATTTGCAGGGCGGTGGTTACCGCAACGGCGAAAAGCCGGTACCGGCGGGCGTAGTGGGGTACGGCCAGCAAAACGGGATGCATGTGACCATTAACCGCAGTGCAGTGGCTAAATCGGTACCCCCGGAGCGGCCAGCCACGGTCAAACAGGCCAAAAAACTGCGGGCCTTGGGTTACCGGGTAAAACAGGGTAAGCGCTGGCGTAAGCCGCCTTACAAAGAAATTGTAGAAAACATGCGTTTCGCCCAAGCGGGTTTGCTGATTAAAAAACTGAGTGGCAAGGCGGCTAAATCAGCGTGGACAGTGGATGTCCCGGCGCGTGAGTTCTTGGGCATGAGCGACGACGATTTTAATAAAGCCTTAGCGCGTCAGTTACAGGCCATCGGGTTTGGCTGGGACGTCAAAGCACAGGATATGAAGGGGTAACGATGAGTTGGCCACAAGTCAATATTGACCAAAAAAACCAGTTACAGGGCGAAACCAAAGAGATTGAACGGGCCGTGTTGTACATCGGTACCGGCAAGGTAAACGCCGGGAAAACGCTGGCGGTGAACACGCAGACGGATTTTGATGTGTTGCTGGGGCCGGATGCCAGCGCGGTAAAAAGCTGCGCCAATGCGGCGATGCTCAATGCAGGTCAGAACTGGAACGGCTTTGTGCATGTACTGGCAGAGCCTGCCAAAAATGCCGAGCTTGATCCACTGGCGTGGGTGGCGGCAGTCAGAGCGGCCCAACAGGTGGCCAGTGTTGAGGGCGTGGTGGTGGTGTTACCCACGGATAAAGCCACCATTACCGCTGCCGCCAGTCTGCGGGCTGAATTGCTGGCCAAGTTTGGCCGCTGGGTGTGGTTTGTGCTGGCCGTTGATGGCCCGCAAGCCGAAGAGGGCTGGCCGGAGTATTTGGCCCGACTGGCAGCATTACAGCAGGGCGTTGCAGCTTCATCGGTGCAACTGGTGCCACGGTTGTGGGGCAATGAGCCGGGCGTGTTGGCGGGGCGTCTGTGTAACCGCGCGGTGACCATTGCAGACAGTCCGGCCCGTGTCGCCACTGGCCCGCTACTGGACATGGGCAGCGATACGCAGCCAGTGGATGGCAAAGGTGTTGCACTGGATTTGGCCACCTTGCAGGCGCTGGAAACCCTGCGCTACAGCGTCCCGATGTGGTACCCGGACTATGACGGCATGTACTGGGCCGATGGCCGCACGCTGGATGTGGAGGGCGGGGATTATCAGGTGATTGAATATCTGCGCATTGTCGATAAAGCGGCCCGCCGTATTCGCTTGCAGGCGATTGCCAAGATTGCAGACCGTTCACTGAACAGCACCCCCGGCAGCATTGCCGCGCACAAAACCTATTTTTCCAAGGTGTTGCGCGAAATGGCCCGCAGTACACAGATTAACGGGATCACCTTCCCCGGTGAGGTAAAGCCACCGAAAGAGGGGGATGTGGTGATTACGTGGCGCACCGCCACCAAAGTGGAGATTTATATTGTGGTTCGCCCGTATGAATGCCCGAAAGGTATCACGGTGAGTCTGATGCTGGATACCACACTGGAGAATAGCCAATGAGTACCCGTATTTCTGGTCAGTCGGTTGATGTGAATATGGACGGTGACCTGATCCATGTGGACAAAATCGGGCTGACCATTACCGATAACAGCGGCCCGGCACAAACCAACGGTGTGCCGGATGGGGATGTAAAAGGCGATGTCGGCGGCGAGGGTGACATTGAAGTCAGTACCAAAGTGCTGCAACAGTTGACCGCCAAAGCCTCGCGCGCCGGTTCGTGGCGCGGTATCCCGGCGTTTGACATCTTGTTCTATGCCAAGGCCGGGGATGAAGAGTTAAAAGTGGAAGTGTTCGGCGTGAAATTGAAGTTTGATTCCGCGCTGGATGTTGATCCGAAAGGCGGTGCGGTGCTGACCCACAAAATTAAGTATTTCATTACCAGCCCGGATTTTGTGCGCATTAATGGCATTCCGTATCTGGAAGAAGACGCTACGCGCAACTTAATAGGCTAAGGGGCAAGGATGCAGGAACATGAAAAAGCCATTATTTCACTGGGGGTTATCGGTGCCTTACTGGCTTTAGGCAAGATTTTGGCCAGCGATGAGCCGATCACCGCCCGGCTGTTTGTTGGTCGCGTTATTTTGGGTTCGGGTACCTCAATGGCGGCAGCGGCGGCACTGGTATGGGTGCCGGGGTTATCCCCGCTGGCCATCAACGGATTGGGGGCGGCGCTGGGCATTGCCGGTTATCAGGCGGTTGAAGTGTGGTTACGCCGCCGGGGCAGTAGTTTGTTAAAGGGAAAGAAACCATGACGTTAAGTGAAAAACAGCAGTTATTTACCCAACTGATTGCGCAGTTAATTAGCTGGGCGGGGGAACGGGGCTACCGTTTAACATTGGGTGAAGCCTACCGCACCCCGGAGCAAGCCAAACTGAATGCCAAAGCGGGAACCGGTATCAGTAACAGCCTGCATACCTCGCGGCTGGCGGTGGATTTTAATCTGTTTATCAACGGGGTGTACCAGACTAAAAGCGAGGCGTTTTTGCCGTTGGGTGAGTATTGGGAGTCGTTGGGCGGGACATGGGGCGGGCGCTTCAAATCCAACCCTGATGGCAACCACTTTAGCCTTGAGCATAACGGGGTTCGCTGATGGCCAAGATACTGGCGCTGATAGTGGCAGCATTTGTCGCCGGGTGGTATCTCAATGATTTGCAGCATGACCGCCTTGAACTGAGTATTACCCGCGCAGCCAACACAGCGGCAGAACAGGGCAGGACAATTTCGGAGGGCATAGCCAGTGATTCAGCCCGGCAACTGGAAGATAAGCTGGAAGCGTTGCGCCAGCAGGGGGATAAATACCAGCCGGTTATTCACACGGAAATTATTAAGCCGGTGTTTACTAAAGTGTGTGCTACTGATGAATATGTCCGGTTGTTCAACGAAAGCAGTGACGCCGCCGAACGTACCTTATCAGGAAAATCTGTTAACTAAGTGCGATACCGTATTACCCAGATTAACCGGCACTACCGGTAATGATTTTGATAACGCCTTACGCGCCTATCGCAGCATCTATATTTTGTGCGCGGCGCGACACAATCAACTAATTAATGAAATGACTTTACGACAAGGAAATAAATAACATGGCCGATAAATATAAAATTGTATTAGCAGTGGGTAGCGTTGAACTTATTTTCGAACCGAACACCACCGCTTATAACGGTTTAATTAATGATATGGCAATGGATAATAAAATTGCCCCGGCGTTTAAATACCTGCGCCGTATTATCAGTAAAGAAACCAAAGAAGCATTAGACGAGATTTTAAAAACACCGGGTGCGGCTTTGCAATTGGTTGACCAAGTGAACCAAGTCTATGCGCCGAAATTGGAAATTGAAGTAAAAAACTAACCCAACGGTTACGGGCCATTGAAAATAACTCTATTGAGCAGTTTCTTATTCTGCGTCGTCATTATCTACCGCATGAAAATGACGATATAGAAAGTTTAGCCCGTGCCGTTTGGTTGGATAACCGTTATTGGGATAACACCCGTATTTCTATTGCCAATGGGATTGGCTTGGCATTTAAAGGCGACTAATGAAACACCTCGATTTTACCCTAAGCATGATTGATAAAATCACGCGCCCGTTAAAGCAGGTGCAATCCTCCGTTAAAGGGTTCGCGGATTCATCGCAGGCCGCTTTCGGTAAAATCTTGGTGGGTGGCGCGGCTTTATTCGGTGTAGTACAGGGACTCAAGGGCGCACTGGGGCCAGCGGCTGATTTTGCCGGGGCGCTTAATGAAGCCAGCGCCAAGGGAGTGAGTGACAGCGCCTTGCAAAAGATGAGCACTGACGCCCTGAAATTCAGTATGCAGTATGGGCGCAGCGCGGTGGATGTGGTGCGCTCCAGTGCCGATGTGCGCAGTGCCATTGGTACGCTGTCTGATAGTGAGTTACCCCGTTTCACCCTGGCTACCAATGTGCTGGCCGCAGGGATGAAAACCACCGGCAGCGAAGCCGCCGCCTACATGGGGCAAATGTATAACCAGTTTGACAGCTACGCAGACCGCATAGGCAAAGTGAAATTTGCTGAAGAGGTGGCCGGTAAAACGGCGTATATGGCGCAGGCATTTGGCGTCAATATGCAGACCATGGCTGACTTGATGGAGGGTTCCAAAGGGGTTGGCGCTAACTACGGCGTCGGTATGGATGAGCAATTTGCTGTGTTGGGCCAGTTGCAAAAAACCTTGGGAACTGAGGCCAGCGGCAGTTATGAAACCTACATGAAAGGGGCCGCTGCCGGGGCTAAAACGCTGGGACTCAGTTTTGTGGATGCTTCTAGCCAGATGCTGACCATGCCGCAAATGCTGGAGAAATTGCAGGGGCGTTACGGGAAAACCATCGAGGGCAATTTAAAGGCGCAGGCCGAGCTGGATAAAGCCTTTGGGGATGGGGCCAATGTTATTAAACAGCTATACGGTAATGTCGATTTGCTGAAACGCAATATCGGTGAGTTGGGCAGTAATGACGGCATGAAACGGGCCGGTGAGATGGCCAAGAAAATGGCCGACCCATGGGAGCGGCTGATGGCCATCTGGACAGGGATGCGGGTGATTTTGGGCTTAACCCTGTTACCGGTGCTGTATCCCATTATGAACCGGGTGTCGGCTATCGGGGAGAAATTCGCCCGCTGGATGCAGCTATTCCCCAATATCGCCCGACTGATTGGTTATGCCATGCTGGCGCTGCTGAGTTTTGCCGCTGCCGGTGCCATCGCCAATATGGTGATGGGGATCAGCATGTTTATCTGGATGGGGTTAAAACTGTTGTGGGGCGCATTGTGTGCCGTGACCCAAATCCACACTGCCGCCATCTGGTTGTATAACAAAGCGATTATTGCCGCCAATGCCACCATGCGTATTATGCGCGGTGTGTTGCTGGCGCTACGTATCGCGGCCATTTCAGCGGGGATCTCCTTTAGTTTCCTGACATGGCCGGTGTTATTGGTGATTGTGGCCATTGCCGCACTGGCAGCGGGTATCTACTACCTGATTACCTATTGGGATGAGATTAAAGCCGCCATTGCAGATACGGCCGCATTCCAGTGGTTATCTGAGGTGGTGACCTCTGTTGGAGAGGTATTCAGTGGGGTATGGCAGCGCATTGTGGCCGGGTGGCAATGGCTGGTAGCGGCTATCACGGGTTTATCACCGCTGGCTGGGTTCAGTGCCATGGCTGATAGCATCGGTAATGTGTTTAGTGGCTTATGGGACTGGCTGAAAAGTACCTTTGCCGAAACTTATAATTGGATCATCGATAAGCTGAATATTATTCCCGGTGTCAGCATTGAGGCACAAAGTATTGCTGCCCCGCAAAGTAGCCCAATCAATTCTGCTAATGGCTTATTAACCGGTGGCCAGATGCGCAATATTGATAAAGGCGGGATTAATAAAGAAATCAGTAATAATTCTAAAACCGTGAGTGATAACAGCAAACGCATTGAGAATGTCCATATTAATATGCAGGGTGGCATGACGCCGGGTGATTTAATGGAATGGCAGGAATTAAATTAATGACGGAATTAATGTATATCGACCTGCTGATAAAAGACGGTGACTTTGTATTAAATACCGGTAATGAGCCAACACTGTGTAATAACCGCATTAGCATTGGCCAAGACTGTATTCACGCCATTATTGAAAGTGGCTTAACCACTCAATTAATTGCTGAACGTAGTCTGACATTACGCGCCGATGTGATCACCCAGTTGATTATTTTAATTGAAGATGATGAACGCATTATTCCCGGCACGGTGGTGGTGAATGAAGAAACAGCCACACGGCTATGGGTAACGGCTGATACCTACGATTTCGGCCCGATTACGGTAAGTGCGGATTATGAATAATAAACCTGAAATAGATTATGAGCAGGTATTAAAAGACAGCGGGATGCCGACAAACGAGGCCGATATTCGGCAAAAGTTTGATGAACTGGTGGAAGAAGATGGGTTAATCACCAATACCTCGGATATGTCGCCGTTCTGGCGGCTGATAAAAACCATTGTCACTCGCCCGGTGCTATGGCTCAACGAAGTGTTAATCAATACCGTGCTGGCCAATATGTATCTGGCCACTGCCAGCGGCACTTTTTTGGATGTGTTTGGCTGGGGCGTCAATGCCCGCCGTAAACCGGCCACCGCTGCGCAGGGCATGATCCGCTTCTATAAAGCTGATATTCAACAAGATGTGGTTATCCCGGCGGGAACGATGGTTCAGACCGAACGCATTAACGGCAAAATTTACAGCGTGGTGGTAAGCAGTGAAACCGCTATTGCTGCCGGTAGCGTCAGTGGGTTGGTCGCGGTAAATGCGGCTGAGGTGGGCGGGGCGTTTAATCTGGCCCCCGGTTACTACCGTATCTTGCCGCAGGCGGTGCCGGGCATTGAACGGGCACAAAGCGAGGGCGATTGGTTAACCGTGCCGGGTGCTGATAAAGAGTCAGATGATGATTTTCGCGACCGCTGCCGCAATCAGTTCAATCTGGTAGGCAACTATCACACCGATGCGGTGTACCGCAGCATGATAGCGGGGGTAGTCGGGCTATCCATTGACCGGATTTATTTTTTGCACGATGCCCCGCGCGGGCCGGGTACTGCCAACGCTTATCTGTTGTTGGACAGCGGCGAGATTTCCCAGCCGTTTATTGATGCGGTCAACGACCATATCACCGCGCAAGGCCATCACGGCCATGGCGATGATATGCAGTGTATGCCGCTGCCGGAAAGCCAGCATGATTTAGTGGTGACGCTGTATGTCAGCAATAAACAAAATTTAACCGCTGATGAGTTGGCCAAGCTGGAAAGCGGCGGTGAAAACCTGATCCGCTGCGCCTTTCGCCAGAATAGCAATTACAAGGTGCTGAAAACGTGGCCCTATTCCCGCTTCTCATTTTCCAATCTGGGGCGAGAGCTGCATAAGACGTTTCCGCTGATTGAATCACTGAGTTTTTCACTGAGCGATATTGTCAGTGATCTGAGTGTACCGCGCCTGAACAGCTTAACGGTGGTGACTGAAAATGCCTGATTTCATTAGCCGATTAACAAGCCTGCGCCTGCCGTCATGGATGGATAAAGGCGAATCAAACAAGTTACTGCGGGTGTGCCGCGCATGGTGGCAGTGGGTGCATGGCTGGCTGATATGGCCGCTTAACCAGTTGGATGCCGCTACCTGCGCGGTGCCGCTGCTTAATGTTCTGGCTTATCAGCGTGATATCAGCCGCTTTAATGGTGAGCCGTTGAGCCTGTACCGCAAACGTGTGCAATACGCCTTTATTAACGCCGCTGACGCCGGTTCGATAGCGGGATTCAGCGCCATCTTTAAGCGCTTGGATATCGGGGTGATAACCCAACTGGAGCGCCAGCCGGGTTATGACTGGGACGTTATTGTTATCCGGGTGAATGATAACCAGATAGCGGAAAATAATACCTTAATGATGGCGCTCATTCGCCAGTACGGCCGCACCTGCCGCCGTTATATTTTCCAAGTGGTTAACGCCAGAACGGTGACGATGTACGGCGGGGAGTTCAGCAATGAATATGGCTACCACCTTGCAAAATTAATCATCGCGCCCGGCACCATCAAAGGCACGGCGGCAGTGACGCCCACCCAATTACAGCATTCGCATGAAGTCTATGCGGCGAAATTGAAATAAGGATATTTGCTATGGCAACGGTCATTACCCGCGCATTTGAACACTGGCAAGCGGGGCAGGTGTTAAATAACCTACCGGCTCGCCCGGATACCATCATTTTTGCCCATGTTCCGGGGCTTGATCATACCGCCGACATTAACCCCGATGAGGGGATTCCGGCTGATGGCCAGATTGTGCATCGGGATGTGGTGGCGCAGTACGGCCTGATTAACGATTCAGCGGTAGCCTATTCGGTGGTGCTGGATACCCGTGTGGGCGATTTTACTTTTAACTGGATTGGCTTGGTGGATGCTGCCAGTAATACCCTGTGCATGATTGTGCATACCCCGGCACAGCAGAAAATTGCCACTGCCAATGGGGTGCAGGGTAATAACATCACCCGCACCTTTTTGATGGAGTTTGCCGGGGCGGCAGAGGCCAGCCAAATCACTGTATCGGCGCAAACGTGGCAGATTGATTTTAGCGCCCGGCTGCGTGGCATTGATGAGGTGAGCCGTCTGGCCAATCTGGATTATTACGGTCATGCCGCCTTTTTCGCTGACGGTTTTTCAGTGAGCAAAGACGGTGATAAATACCGGGCGAAAGCCGGGCTGGCCTATGTCGGCGGTATTCGTGCTTTGCTGGCCGATGATGTGTTACTGGAAGCCACCGCCGGTAATGTGGTTTATGCCGATGTCAGTTATCAGGGCAGCGTGTTAAGTGAATTTGCGCCGATTATTCATCTTGGCGTGAAGCATAGCGCCGGGGATTTTGGCGACTACACCGATGCCAACGGTTTTACTCATTACATTGCCTCACTGGCATTAATCACCGCCAGCGGGGAAGAGGATAAACGCGAAGCCAATCCGTTTGATAAAGCCATTGCCGATATTAACGCCGCCCTCAAAGAGCATGAGAAATCGCGCAATCACCCGGATGCGACTCTCAATGACAAAGGCTTTACCCAGTTAAGCAGCGCAGTTGATAGCGACAGCGAGGCACTGGCGGCCACCCTGAAAGCGGTCAAGATTACGATGGAAAACGCCAACGCCCGGTTAGCCAAAGAGCGCAACGGCGCAGATATTCCCAATGTGGCGCTATTCCGGCAAAACATCGGGGTAAAAGGTGCTGCCTCACTAGAGGTCGGCACCACTGCCGGTACGGTGGCGGCGGGCGATGATAGCCGGATAGTGGACGCCATCAGCAGCAAAAACACCAATATTCAGTTACCCGGAGCATTAACCGCTGGCAGTGATATACGTGCTGCCCGATTACTGTCAAAAAGTGATCTGATAGCTGGTGAGGGCCGCGCCGAGGGCCACGCAACATTAGCGGTAGATGGTAATGTTCATGGCACTGTATGGGGCGGCCCGCTTTCTACCTACCTGGCTAACCGTACAAGCCACCGAGTCAGGGCATGGGCGGCGGTGCAAGGGAACGGAACAATAATCAGCTCGTTTGGTTTTGCCGCAATAAATCGTACCAACGTGGGCGGCTATAACTTCACAATGTCAACGTCAAACGGCGCATATGCGGTAACGGTTGGGATTGGTGGCGGTTCACAAAACGGCGCATTAAGCGCTCACTCCGCCAATATTTGGAATAGAACGCCTAATTCATTCAGCATCCAGAATGCCAATGACAGCGGCAGCAGCTACAACTGGATTGATTGGCCTGAATTTTATGTCATCGTTGTTGGCCCGTAAGGAATAAAAGATGGAACAATTTATTAATCAAGCGCTGTCAGACAACGCCGCCTACGAAAACATCTATGTTGTGGTGTTTGAGAATAAAACTGGTCGCGGAATGACGGTGGCCAATTTCGCCGCACAAAAGTATTTAGAGGCATTCACCCATGATGGGCCTTGGTTAAAAATCTTGCGTGAAGACCTGCCAGACCAGCGTTTTATCGAGGCTTGGCAGTTCAATAAAACCCATGATGCCATCGTGGTAAATCCGGTTTGGTTACACGAGATGCAGGTTGCCGAAGCGGAAAGGGAGCGTAGCCGTAGAATTTGGTCAGTTCAGGATGAACTTACCGCGCTACAAACTGACCTGATGCTCGGCATTATTGATGATGAAAGTACTGCGCGTTTAATCAAACTGAAAAAATACGTTATTGCTCTCAAGCAATTGGCTGTATCGACTGCGCCAGATATTAGCTGGCCGGAGTTGCCTGATGTGGCGTAAAGCAACCTTATCCATCCCCGGTAATATGGCCGCAGTCAATTGCGCCATGCTGCCGGTACATCCGTGGGTATACGGCGTGGGCCGTAGCGAGGAATCGGGCAGTTATCTGAGTCCGCAGAACGCGGTGGATTATCTGGCGGGGAAACTGGTAGGCAGTGGTGGCCAGCAGTCGGTGGTGGTGTTTATGGTGTGCGCCACTGACCACCCCGCCTTTATGCAGGCGCTCACGCAATTCTCTGCGGTGCTGCCGTTGCCGGTGTTCTCTCAAGTCGCCCGCATGGCCAATACAGCGGCCACACTGGCCACCACCAAAATGCAGTTACCAGCCAACGCAGGAAACGGCTTACCGCTGCCGCAGCCGTTATCCACCGCAACCAACCGTATGGTCATGAATGCGCAGCGTATCGCACAGGCCAAAGATGCTGCCGGGGCGGGGGCCAATCTGGCGGGGCTGGCGTCGGCATTGTCCGGTTTTGCCAATACCAAGGCGGTGGCACTGGCCAGCATGGAAAGTGCGTTAAATGGCTTACTGGCAGGCAGTGCGCAAGCGTGGGTATTTACCGCCAGCGGCAGCGCGGCCACGCTGTCCAGCGAAATGAAAAAGAATGTACCGCAGCAGGATGCGGTTTTTACTCTGGCCACCTTGTTTGCCGGAGAGGATTTAACCACGCTGGAGGCGATGATTAATGACCCAGATAGTCATGCTGGCACTGGACGGTGAAGCCATTCCGTTAAAGGGGCTGACGGTGACCCCCACCATGCAATTTCAGGAAAAAGACCAATCCGGGCAGACGTCCAGCACCGCCACGGCAGAGCAGGGTATCAAGGCCAAAGAGCTGCGCGTATCCGGTCTGGTGTCGTTCAGCACCCCGGAGGTATTAACCCGCATTTTTGCACTGGCTGAAACCAAAGACGCAGGCGGCGCACTGAAAAAATACCGGGTGGCCAATCAGGTGGCGCAGGCGATTAATTTTCGGCTGGCCACCTTTACCGGCGCGATTGATGCGCCGAAACAGGATGGCAAAATGGCGTGGCTGGTGACCTTTACCCTAAAAGAGTTTTTGAGTGTGTCAGAAAAACGCGAGGCCCGCGCCGGGGGCAAAACTGCCGCCAAAAAGCAGACCGCAGGCGGTACCGGCGGCAGTGAAGCGGGCGAGGATGCCGAGAAGTTGAGCTGGTTTGAGCGCAAAGTGTTGAAACCGGTCAATGATGCACTGGGGCCAACCTCATGAAATCTATTCGCAGGTTGATGCTGTCCGGCGATGTGGTGCCGCTGGTTGATGCCAATCTGGTATTGGAGCTGAATGCCTGCGGGCGCGGCTTTATTACCGCTGAAACCACTACCGATTACACCGGTAAACTGGTGCGACTGGATGCCGGTTACCCTGAGTTGGTGCTGCGCTGGTTTACCGGTTATGTGGAACGCTCGCAACCGGCAGAGAACGGCGCACAGCGGCTTTTTGTACGTGAGTTAACCGGCGTTTTTGAGCGCATGTGGCCGGTATCGATGCAACACCCGACGCTGCGCCAGTTGGCCGACTGGCTGACTGACAACAGCGGGCTAACCTTCCAGCTTGCCGCCAGCGCTGATTATAACGATAAGCCAATACCGCATTTTACCCATAGCGGCAGCGGTTATCAGTTGTTAGCCAATATCGGCCACGCTTTTGGTATCGCAGATTATGTCTGGTATCAGTTGCCAGACGGCGCGGTCTATATGGGCAGTTGGCAACATTCATTATTTGCCGGTAAGTCGATAGATATTCCGTCAGAGTTCAGCACCGCAGCGGCGGCAGGCAATACCATGACCGTGCCTATGATCCAATCGGTGCGCCCCGGTGTGGAATTGAATGGCCAGCGGTTAACCACCGTTCGGCTGAATAATGATGATTTGGTGTTAACGTGGACGCCGCGCAATAAAACTACCGGCAAGCCATTGCAGAAAACCCCCATCCAGCGCCAGATTGATAATGCTTACCCGGAGTTATCCGCCGGGTTACATCTGCCGAAAATGGCGCGTGTTGAGGGGCCAAGCGAAGCAGTGACCAGAGGCGATATGGCTGACCCGTTCCGGCCCCGTTATGCCGTTAATCTGCAATTGCTGGATGATGATGGCAAGGCGGCGGCAGATACACCGGTTTACCCTGCGGTGCCGTTACCTCTGCCAATGGCGGGAGCGGAGTCGGGCATGTTCCAGTTCCCCCCAGCAGGCACATTGGTGGAAGTGGGCTTTACTGGCGGCAGGCCCGATAAGCCTTTTGTGCGTCAAACCTTATCGCAGGGCAATAATCTGCCCACGGTGCTGCCGGGTGAACAGCTACAGCAACAGCGTGATGGTGTATCGCAGCGGGTGACGGTGGCCGGGGACTGGGAGCGTAAAACCGATCAGGTTATTCGTGAAGAATCCATGAGCCGGGTAATTACTGCCGACGATGAAACCCGCACAGTGGTGGCCCGTGAAACCACGGTTCAGGCCACGGACAAAACCACGGTACTGGGAACGGCTACCTTACTGGCCGGTGCTATCCAGCAGATTAGCGAGGGGGATTACAGTCTGGCCACTCAAGCCAGTTACATGGCCAAAGTGGGCAAAACCTTCACCACTGATGTGGGGCAGGATTTGATAGAGAAGATTGGCAATATCCGCAGCAGCATAGCCGCTGCCCGGCAGGATGTGATAGCGCCGGTGGTGTGGATTGGTAGCCAGCAGATTAACGTGATGGCTCTCATGCTCGATACGCTGGATGTGGTGAAAGAGCTGGCAGCACTGACCGCCGCACATACTCATACCAATACAGATGGCCCACTGAACGCCGGGAGCATCACCGCCACCGGGGCCAAGTCAGACGGATTACGTGATAAATATTCCCCTGTGATCGGCTAATCGATCTCGCCCAATATGCCCGCCGCGCGCGGGCTTTTTTACGCCTATCCAAAAGCACTGCCAGCAGCCCAACACGCCACGCAATAAACCCATCATCACACCGCAATGCCCAAAATGGATCACGCCAGCCACGGCCCGCGCACGTAGCGGAATACCCCACGAAAGAAACGTAATCATGACGGAAACGGCACTACACCGCACCCGCCTGCACACTTTGCGTTATAAAGTTTTTTCAGTTTTAAATTCCTACAAAACAACCCGCCAGCCCGCGCCGTGGCTGGGGCTTTGCAGCGTTTCGCTAACTGAAAAGATTGAAAAGAATTTCAGTGTTTTTCAGTTCTTGGAACTCGGAGTGGATCTCGGGAAAGTATTAGTGAATTGAATTTAAAGGGAATTATGTGAATTAAGTAGGTTTTTAATTCACATAAATGATCTAGTGATGGTGAGAGAAAAAATCTGTGTAACCTAAGTGCGTCAAGGCTTGTAGACGAGTTTGTGTATAAAATAAATACTGTAATTCTTTGTTCTAATGGTGGTAGTTTGATAACGAGTATCTCATGATAGAAGAATTATTTTATGGCATAATGAAAATTAATAAACTCAATAAAAATCGATATCTAACTAAGAGATAACCATGAAATTATCTGATGGTGTAATTGTTCTGATTATCACTGCATGCTCATATCTTTTCAGCTATGCATTTTATGCCGGTTATTACAATGCTAAAGATATACCGATTGAATTTATTACAGTAGATTTCATTTCTATGTTAAAAATAGGTTTCGGATTATGTTTTTTTATATGTTTTGTGACTATGTTTACTGATTATATAGAACTTGATGATAAAAAATTAGGTGTTAGCTACAATACGAAGCTCTTCTTAATAAGAAACTCACTTGGTTTTATTGTTGGTTTTCTCATATTTATTAATTCAATTATGACGTTAAGTTTTAGTACATTATTTTCATACTGTTTTTTGATGTATATTTTTATAAAGAAAGAAATTGAAATAAAGCCTAAAGATAGCGATGTTTCATGGTATAAGCGAAGATATTCATTTTCAGTTCTTCCACCAAGAAACGTTGGAACAGCAGTTATTGCTGAAAAGCTTAATATGAGATTTCAGTATGTGTACTTTTCGTGGTTTCTAGCTGCGCTATTCCTGGCATATCATGTAGGCGTTACCTATGCTAACTTGTCTAATATAAATCTCTTATGCAATGATAAATTCGATGTTATCCAAATAAGTGGTGATAGTATTTTAATTTCTAAAGACTATAAGGTATTTGAATTTATTGAAAAGACAAATTGCACATTTACACCAAAGTATAATAAAAAGAATTAAGTTCAGTAGTTAAGTCAAATATAACGAGTTGAAAAAGCTAACACCGTTAAATGGCGTTAGCAAGGCGAGTTTATCTAGAACGGTATGTCATCATCGTCACGCAGAACACGACCTAGAGAATACATTGTTATGGGAAAACCATCGAAATCAACACCGGTGGCTACTGCGAGCAGAATCCATCTTTCAGATTCTAACTTCAGATTTATCTCAGCTTCTGAATGTCTCGCAATTAACTCAACGACTTCTATAACGCTAGACAAGTTTGCTGATGTTGTTGCCAT